GGTGTATCCCATACTTATGTCGTTCATATAAGCATACTCTGTATTAAAAACTTTTAAAATTGCTTTATTATAAGCAATTGCTGCTTCTAGTTCATCAACAAAATAACCAACATGATAAGTTTTATTATTAAAATTATATTGAACACGCCACTTAAACATATCTTTATTAAAATACACCCCTTTATATTGGCTTGGTTTATTTGAGTGTGCAGGGGTATTGAGATTGTTTAAATAAGCATTTGCTGGTCTAAGATTTTGTATAAGATTATTTAATTTATTACGATCTATATGATCGATCATATCAACCGGATAATGACCAGTATTAAGAATTGATACAATTCTATGAATTTTTAAAAGGCACCTAAAACCATTATATACCAAAGTTGTACAACAATAACCCTTAGCATCTAAACTACCGACTTTTTTACCAGAATATTTTGTATTCCATCCTTTTGGCTTATCTTCACGATACTTCCAATATACGTTTCCTTGAAGAACACCGTCAACTTCTTCTTCACGATACTCAAAACATTTTTGAATATATTCTACTGGAATACTTCTACTATTAGGCATACTCATAGATAATCAAATCCTTCTTCTGTTGTGTAATAAACTTTTTTAATACCAAATTGTGCGATTGCTCGTGAGCAACCTTCACAAGGTTTAGAAAGACCACGAACAAACCGTTTGGCGCTCATGTCTTCATATTTTACTCGCATGATGTACAGGGTGCTTTTGCTGATAGTCTCAGCATCTACATTCTTCAATGCATTCTTGATTGCGTCAATCTCAGCATGAAGGTATATTGCTTCTTCGTGCTTGGAGAATTTACGCTGAAAGGGATGGGTCTTCCTTTTATTGAAGCCCATCCCAATGATTTCGTTCTTGTAGACCAAACATGCCGAAAGTCTCTGTCTAGAAACAGGCTCTACGGCTTCAGCTACTTTTTGAAGTATCTTAAAATACTTCTCACATGCCATGGCTAATAACCAAAATATCAACATTACGAAGAGCGGTATCAGGTTCATAAATAGCCATTTCACCGTCCCAGAAGTCATAATCAAAGTGAGGATGACCTTCACGAATATGAGTGAAATGTACAACCCGACCAGTATCAGCCGACCTAACCAGAAGTTCCTTGGGAAAACGATTGTTGACCATTTCGGCAGAAATATAAAGTGCCCGGTTTGACTTAACAAAAGAGCAATCTGAAGTGTTAATTTCAATAGTCATTGACAGTTCCTTTCGTTTTGTTGAACCCGCTATAGGCGATTCGGAAGGAACTGTCAATAGTTTTTAATCTCAAGCAGCTTTTTCAAACGACATTTTTCTACCATGATTAGGGTGAAAATCATGTTTCTTTTCCGCTTCTTTACGTGCTTTTATTGCGTCTTCTATATTTTTGTGCGACCCAAGATCATATAAAATTCCGTCAACCTTAATATACGCTCTCCATGTATCATATTTTGTTTTTTTAACACCCACATGACCAGTATTGTTATTAATTGGAATTTTTTTATTTTTTCCATTTATAGAGTTTGGCACATCCCTTAGATTGTCAATTTTATTGTTAGAGCGTTCACCATCGTTATGATCAATTTGATCTTTTGGCCACTTTCCATAAAAGATTAACCACGCAAGACGATGTGCTTTATACGTTTGATTATTAATATCAATGTTAATATATCTACTGCCGTTTATTGCACCAGCAACTTTACCAGCATACTTTGAATTCCATCTCTTACAATCATTCTCACTTTTAAAATGCTCAACTGGCCTTGTTTTCCACTTGAGTAATCCCGTTTCAGGATTATATTCTAAACATTCTCTAACGTATTCTGCTGTTAGATCATTTCTACAATTCATTTTTACTATTCCTTTATTTTAATTTACACAAGTAAATTACTAGTCTGCGAAAGATACTGCTTGTTAACCTGTTCGTCAGTCTTATTCACTGCAACAACAGAACTTTCCTTGATCTTGATCTTTGCATCCTGTGGAGCAGAGAACATATAAGGTACCATACCAAAACCTTGTGCACCCATAATAAATGTCATTGGCTTAGACAATGAAAAAGTATTTTCTGTTAGATCGACAAGACGACCAACAACTTCTTCACCAGAGATAAGCTTTAATGAAACCGTATCACCAACTTTATATGGAACTTCAATAAACATTATATTTCCTTTCAATTACTTAATTGTTTTGCAAAAAAATTCAGGGGTAAAACCATCAAAACCACCACCCATATTGAGGTGACGTAGAAGACTTCTACCTTCTTCCTTTTTCATGGAGGTTTTAATTGTAAGACCGGTATTGACTTCAACTAAATCTGAGGTTAAATACATTAAATCATCCTCAAACATTGGATCATTATTATCGACTAGCTTGTAATTCATACGTTCACTCCTTACTTAAAATCATCAAAAGATGGTTTTTTACTTGCTCTTTGTCCAAAAGCTGTATCAGGAGCAACTGCATCATTTACAAGATCGTCTTGTGCAGATTGTTCAGCGTCATACAACTTCATACGTGACTTGTCAACACCAATAACGAAACGCTTGTGCATTTCAGGATCGGCATAACGGTTTTTCAACTGCTTTACCATAATCTGGTTCAACTGTTTAAGTTCGTCTGTTGAAATCAAAGCAAACATAAGGTCTGCCGTTGCAGGAAGACCAAATGATTCTGAGGTATCAGTTAGGCCAACATCGCTGTTGTCATATCCACCACGAGTTGTCTGTGTAGCTGTCACGATAGGAACATTGAATTCCACTGCTAGACCACGAAGTTCTTCAGCAATAGCTTTAACGTAGGTATATGAGTTTACACCAGCACCTTGACGTATACGTGAAGAACTACAGATATTCAGATAGTCAATATAGATAATGTCTGGTACAAAATTTCTCTTGATCTTCAGTTCATTTAGAAGATGACGGAAATTCGCAGAACCAGCACAAGCAGTTGGATATTCCTTAATGATAAGTTTTCCAACTGTTTTCTCACGAAGACGATTAATCTTTTTATCATATAAATCCTTTGGTGTATCGTATAACTGGTCTAGTGGTATATTCAAAAGATTAGCGTCGATACGCTCTGCAATCTTTTCTTCAGCCATTTCCATGGTGATGTAGAGGACGTTCTTACCGTCCAAAAGATTAGCAGAAGCCATATGACACATAGCCAATGACTTACCAACACCAGTACCAGCAAGAATAACGTTGAGTGTCTTACGAGGAAGACCACCCTTAGTTATCTTGTTGAGATATTCTATGTCAAAAGCAATACGCTCTTCTTTACGATGATAGAATTCAAAACGAGAATCTGTGTCTGTTAAGAAGTCATGACCGATAGAAGTATCAAAAGATACTGCAAGAGCGTCTGTCAATAGACTTGGAATAGAACCCTTTGATAGTTGTCCTGAAGAATCGCCAATAATTTCAATAGACTTTGTGATTGCATTAAATATAGCCTTATCTTGACAGAAAGCCTCTGTCTGATCGACAAGCCATTCAATCCTTGAAAGTGTATCTGATTGGTCAGGAATTTTATCAATAATATTCTTACAGTCAACAAACTGTTCATCTGAAATACCAACATAGTTGGACAGATCGATCTTCAATACTTCTTTGGTTGGAAATGCATTGTAAGACGAAACATAATTGTTGATCAATTCAAAGATAACCTGATCGGTCTTTGATTGAAAATATTCTGATTTAAGAAAGGGAATAACCTTACGACCATAATCTTCGTTATTAATTAGGTTATTAAAAATTACATTCTCAAGCGACATTAAAGTTCCTTATAGTATTGTTGAATATGGAAGGCACGACAGGTGCTGTTTTACCAACACCTGTCGTTTTAGTCAATCATTATTATGAAATGACTTCTTCTTCATCTTCAATACTATCGATCACAGAAATAACATCATCTTCTTCTTGAATGATATCACCATGAGCAACACTAAACTTCTTTTCAACGAAGTCACGGAAACTCTGATCCTTTAGAATAGGAAGCCAGAAAGCAGATGTGTTAGTATCATCAGCCTTGACCTTATTTTCCTCGTCAACTTCGCCTGTCTTCATATCAACCTTGGCATAAGCAGTGCTGTTGCCAATCTTAGTCTTTACGATATGACCAGATTCTTCTGCAATGTCAAGAAGACCTGACCACTTTGAAATACCACCTTCATGAAGAACGGTAACAGGAATCTTTGACTTCTCACGCACGTAGCGGCTCTTCTCTACGTTAATGATGAAGTTATATCCAACAAGGTCTTTCTTGTTGTCCTTTTCCTGTTGGCGACCAATGATGAAAATGTTATCGGCTGAGTAGTACGAACCAGTACCACCACCTACAACATCCTTGGCATAAAGTTCAAGTGTCTTGTAAGTATGGTTAACCGCAATCATAGGAATATCCTTGATTGTGAGGTGCGGTGTGATCATACGGAAGAATGACTTTAGCTGCTTAGCACGTGTCATGTCAGTTGTTGACTTACCGTCAAGTGCGTCTTCAACTTCCTTCTTTGAAGCAAGATTACCGATAGAATCGATGATGATGATAACACGCTCATCACGTTCAATTGCTTCGATCTGCTTCATACAATCAAACTTTAATAGTTCAATATCGGTAATTGGTGTGTGCAGTACACGATCCATATCAATACCGAAAGATTCAAAGTATGCTTGTGGAGTACCAAACTCACTATCATAAAATAGTAGCACAGATTCAGGATACTTGTCCATATAGGACTTCGCCATAAGAAGCGAGAATGCTGTCTTAAAGTGCTTTGATGGACCAGCCCACATGGTAAGACCGGGAGTTAGACCACCGTCTAGAC